TGAACAAGACTATCATTTCTAAAAATATCAAACTTAATTCTCTTCTTTATCTCTTGAATTGATCTTACAAATTTTTGCTCTTGAAATACTGATTTTCTTATATCATAAGCTGTTATTTGCGTTTTTAGTTTTATAGGACTTGAATTATCATCTAAGAAAATTACATTTGCACTTGATCTTCTAAAGTCTTTCAGCTCTGAATTAAACGTTTCTGAACCTTCAGCAAGTCTAGAATTTAAAATTAGTGAAGATTTAAAATCTCTTACAAAAACTTCTATATCGTTACTTATGTCTATTGTAGGACTTCCACTTTGTGCCATTTTTGCCAAAACAAAAACTTCAGAACAAACTTGTTTAGTATCTGTTGTTAAATCACCATACACTGCAAACAAATATCTACTTCTTATACTTTCATTTGCCCAATGAGTTCTTATCGTAGGATATTGCTGTTCTAAAACATCACTGTACTTATAAAACGTGTCTATATCACCTCTATTAGGCTTATCTTTTCCAGTCAATTGAAATCTTGTATCTGTTGCGGTTGTTTTTACTAAGTCTAGTTCATAATTTGACAAATCATTTAAAACTCTAAATTTATTTCCCATTACACCTAAAGATGATATTACTGGAATAGGAGGTTCAGGAGGTTCATTACTTAGTTTTCTTGTATCATTAAAAGTTATCATATTATTTGATGCTGCACCGCTCATATCTGCAATATAAAAATGCCTTCTATCTTCTTCACATTTTTGTATACATTTTCTAACAATTGGTAATTCTCTAATTCCTGGGACAACTAATATATCACCAGAGCAGTTTGATTCGTCCATTGCAATATCAATTGCTTTGTCATAGGCAGAATATGTGCACTTAACTTCATTTTCATCATGAAATTCTCTTATAATTGCATCATTTCTTAAATTCTTTTTATCATTATCTCTAATATCGACACCATCAAAACCACCATAAGTAAAAAAGTCAAAAGAAAGTTTGTTTTTATATTCAGTTTTAAATTCTCTATTGTCTTCCCATAAATCATCATTGTCAAGATTTAAATAAGAATGAGTCTCTGTATTAGAAGGAGTTCTTCCTGAATGTTTATATTTATTTAAACTTGTATTTGATACTAATATTTTCTCTAAATGAAAAAATGAATTTAAATAATTGTCTTCTTCTATCCATATGTTTTTGTAGCTTTTTTCTCCTACAATGCCATTTAAAAAATATTTTGTATAATAAAAATGAGGAGAAACTTCTCTAGAAATAATATCATCATTATTTCTTTTTAACTCGTTATTTTCAACTTTAGATCTGTTAAAAACTACACCCCAATGATTTGTAATATCTTCTACTAAAGGTGTTGTTGTTTCATATTCTTCATAAACATTTAATGCATATAATGGAGGAAGCTGATATACTCCTGATGTAAAAACTTCTTCAATATTTATTTTGTCACTTTGTTCGCTCCATCTTTTAAAAGCATTTTTTTCAAATTTTATATGTGGATAAGATCTAAAACCAGAAGGTAGTATTTGATGTTGATTTTTAAATGTTTTATTTTTTATTGCATCATCAACTTCTACTCTGATAAATTGACTCTTGTTAGGAAACTCACCTATTTTTACGACTTTATTTGCATTAAAGTCAAAATATTCATTTGTATTTCCTATAACTCTTGCTATATATTTAGAGCTATCTGGATGCAAATTAACATCTTTGTATGAATCTACTTCTGTATAAGAATTATCTCTTGGGTCATAAACAAATACGTAGATATCAAAAGTTGCAAAGTCACCTGCTGTTATATCATCAAAAAAAGTTTCAATTTCAGGTGTGCCTCTTTTTGTTGGATTTATTTTTATTCTATACTTATTACCTATATCACCATCATCCAGAGACCAAAAACGAAACAAATTCTGTACTTTGTTATGTATGTCTACCCTATTGTTTTCTAAGTCTATTCTATTTAAAGGCTGTGATGTAATCCAAGGAGTTTTTGCTGTAGAAAACTCACTTTCAAATGAATTGTAATCAGGCACTTCCTTTTCAGATCCTTCTAATTCTTCTATAGCATATTCATAAGGTGCTGCAGTTAAAATAAAACTATTTTGACCTGTGTTGTTGTCGTTTATACCGCCAAAAGAAAAAGTAGCATATGTCAAATGTCCACGATCTAAAAATCTATCAGAAAAGTAGTTTTTAAAACTATTAGTGTATATTTCTTGTTTATTAATAAAATTTGAACTGTCCAATAAAGAATCTTGAATAAAACTTGAAGGCGAATTATTTATTTGAGTGTTATCTTCAGATGTATCATTAGGCAAATCAATATTAGGATCAAAACCATCTAAAACAATAAAAGAATTACTAGCGTTTATAACTAATAATAAAGACTGAGCTGATTCATATGAAGATACTGCTGGAGTAAATGTTTCAGGCAGGGTAGATCTTAAACTAGGCAATACACCGCTTGGAAAAATCATAACGTCTGTAAGAATATTTACTGCTGATAATTCATCATTATCTTTTCCAGTAAAAATTTCATCTAAATAGTCTACTTTTGTAACATCAGCATTATCTACATTATTTGATCCTTTACTTATTTCATTAATTGTTTTAAAAACAAAAGAAACATTACCCTCAACACCTCCTGCAACTGCATTCAAGTTAGGTCCTCTTTGATGATTTAATGTTCCAGAAGATATATTGTTTGAAGCATTAAAACCACTACCTACCATTTTACCTGTATCTTCATCTTTTACACCTGTACCTATTCCTAAGACTCTTGTGTAAGATGCTTGTTCTCCTCCGTTGTCAATCCAAACAGAAATAGCATCGTAAGCATCACTTTCAATGTTGCAAGAATAATTGTCGTATAAATGTTGATATCTGTTTTGTCTATCTGTTCCAATCGTTTTGTCTAGAGTGTTATAAACAGGCGTTCCGACATCTAAGTTATCTGGAAGAATCATGTGAGGAACAAAAGCTTTTCCTTTATAAGATGTACCAACAATATTAGCAGTAGTTGCAATTAAGTCTTGCGCAACAAAAGAGTCATTGTTTTGCATTTGTCTTACAATTCTTGCATTTAACGTTCTCTCTGACATATTCTTCCTAACTTTGTGTTTTTATTTAATTATGATTCACCAGATTTTTGCTGTTTTGATTCTTTTCTAATTATTGTTAAAATATAAATAGGCGTTAAAAAAAATTTACTGCAAATAAAAAAAGAACACATCCGACATAGTCCGACATGTTCTTTGGTATCTTGTTATTGAAAGCTATTTGATTATTAGTATTGCAATACGCAGTTATCAAATCGAAGTGTCAAAGAAATTTCTTGAGGATCGTCACCGTCATAAGAAAGGTCACCAAAGTTTGCTTGAGTAAGGAAAGCACCTTTAATGTCCCATAGTTCAACAACAGTTCCAACTGGATCAAGCATCTTCAATTGGCAGTCTCTTTTATAGAAGTCAGCATAACCAGCACGACCACTTACTGATTCAAAGTGAGTCCGAATCCATTCCATGACTTGTTGTGCGCCTGAAGGTGCAATAGGATCATGAAGGGTCACAGACATTGTATCAAAAGTTGTCTTACCTGCAAGATAGCGGGTACTGTTAATAAAAGGTACTTGTGTTTCATTTGTAGAATATGAAGGTCTACTTGCAGACTTCATAAGAAAAGCATCGATACCCTCAATAGCAAAGACCCAACGATTTTTTCTCTTTGGTTCAAACTTATTAGGTATCATCTCCGTTACTGATAGTGTCTCAGCCATTTTTAAAAACTCCTAAATTCTTTATATCTATATATCACTTAATTTAAATATTGTTTGCAACTACAAAATCTAGAGAAATAAATTCTACACTCTTTGTAGGTTGTAAGTAAATCTTACCACGAATGGTATTGTTTTCGACGTCATTTTGTGTTGTAGTGGTAGTATCAATTTGTACTTTATATCTTTCAACACCTCTTCTTTGTTGCACATCTGCCATAATTGGCTCTACTAATGCAGAGAATCGAGCAAGTGTTGATGCTCTATTTGGTTCAAATAGAAGTTGCTCACCAATACTCTTAACTTTACGACGAATGTCAATCAATAAACGTCTTACATTAATTCGATCCAAAGCAGATGCATCTTGTAATAAAGTCTTTTGACCAAATGCATAAACTTCACCTTCACGACCAGCTGGAACGTAAATAGGATTAATGTCAGCATCATATAAGTCATCCAAAAGATCTCTATTCATTTTAACTTGAGAATCAATAGCACTTAAACGTCCACGACTTAAACCTGCTGGAGCAAACCATGGATCAGCAATTGAATCATTACGACTCATTACACCTAACATACCAACTGAAGGTGGCACAACTAATGGTGCTCTATCAGAAGGTCTACGTACTAATACGTCAGGGAAATAAGCAGCAGCAAAAGATGTATCAAGGGCCCGACTTTCAAAGTCCGTAATAGTATTTCTAACATGTGGTTTATCACTTGCATCTTCTATTAACTCGTTTCCTGCATCTTTTTGCTCAATATCTAAAAGTAAAAGTGCATCAAATCTTTCTTCACATGCAGAAATTGCATAATCAGTCACCATTGGAGATCTTTGTCCAGGTAAAGTTAACAATTGGAATTCTGTTGCAGACTTATCAGATAAAACGTCTACACCTCTTCTATAAGACATAACTGTAGGACCTGTAAACTTTTGAGAAGTTGTTTCGTCTTTTCCTTCTCTTAATGATGCAACACCCGATAGTTCAGCTTTTTCCTTATCAAAAATATTAACACCATCAAATCCACCTTGGAATAAACATCGGAACTTCATGTACTTAGAATTTCCACCTTTAGCGTCTTTTGAAACATTAATAAATCTTTCGCCAGATAAAAGAGGCTTTGAAACTTTTTGATATACTGTTCCGTCCCAAGAAATTAATGAGTCGCTACTTAAACTACTTGCTGGAACTTTAATTTTTTCCAAAGAAAAGAAAGAGTTTTGATTTGAATCTGCATCATCTGTATCAATCCATGCAGGATTTGATCCAAAATTTGGATAAAACTTTGTCCAAGAAGCAACTGAACTGTTAAATACTTGCTCAATCAACTCTTTTCGATCTTCTTCTTTACTCTCTCTATAAGATAACTTAACACCCCAAGCCAAATCATCATCAGCTTCTACACTTGATGTTCTACCTAAGAATCGACTTATGCTGCTCACATAGTCCATAGGCAGTACTTGTGCTGAAGAAATTGCGTCAGAGTTTCCGTCACCACCAGCATTTACAAATACTTGATTTCCAAAAGCAATAACAGCATTATCAATAACTTCTGTTAAATTACCAGCACTCGCAGTAAATAGATGTGAATGACCTTGGAATCCAGTTGGTAAAGCTTCTACTGGAACTAATCCTTGTTTTAATTCAGAAGAAAGCTCAACTCTTACATAATTGTTTTTTAGTTCATATGAACCTT